AACATTTTCTGGGGAATTAACACCCTGTTTGGCCCGTTTGTTCTGGATCTGTTCACTGACGGTGATAACGCCAAATGTGCCGCGTATTACACGGCGGAAGACAACGCGCTGGCGCATGACTGGTCAGAACGCCTTGTGGAGCTTAAAGGTGCTGCCTTTGGTAATCCTCCATACAGCCGCGCCAGTCAGCATGAGGGGCAATACATCACCGGCATGCGTTACATCATGAAACATGCCAGTGCCATGCGTGATAAGGGCGGGCGCTATGTTTTCCTGATCAAAGCTGCCACCAGCGAAGTGTGGTGGCCGGAAGATGCAGATCATATTGCTTTTATTCGCGGGCGTATTGGTTTTGAACTGCCTGTCTGGTTTATCCCGAAAGACGAGAAGCAGGTACCGACAGGAGCTTTTTTCGCTGGTGCTATTGCTGTTTTTGACAAGACCTGGAAGGGACAGGCAATCAGCTACATCGGGCGCGATGAACTTGAGGCATGTGGTGAGGCGTTTCTGGCGCAGGTTCGCCAGCAGGCGGAAAAACTGGTCAGGGAGATGGCGGCATGACGACGTTAACTCAATGCCAGCAGCAGGTGCTGGATATGCTGATTTCTTATCAGAAAGAACGTGGCTTCCCGCCAACCAATCAGGAGGTGGCAACCATGCTGGGATACCGTTCAGTGAATGCAGCGGTGGAGCATCTTCGCGCACTGGAGAAAAAAGGCGTCATCACGATAAAGCGTGGCGTGGCCCGGGGCATCACGCTTCATACCGCGGTGAAGGACGACGACAGCGAGGCGGTCGGGATTATCCGCTCACTGCTTGCCGGTGAGGAAAACGCAAGGCTGCGTGCAGCCCACTGGTTACATGAGAGAGGCCTGAAAGTATGAAGCTGATCCTGCCTTTTCCGCCCAGCGTGAACACGTACTGGCGACACCCCAACAAAGGGGCGTTTGCTGGTAAGAGCCTGATAAGCGCGGCGGGGCGAAAATTCCAGAGCGCGGCGTGCGCAGCAATAGTTGAGCAGTTACGTCGTCTGCCGAAACCAACGTCGGCACCTGCTTCAGTGGAGATCGTGTTGTTTCCTCCGGATAACCGGATCCGCGATCTGGACAACTATAACAAGGCGCTGTTTGACGCCCTGACCCACGCGGGGGTGTGGGAAGACGACAGTCAGGTGAAAAGAATGCTGGTGGAGTGGGGACCGGTTATCCCGGAAGGGAAGGTCGAGATCACTATCAGTAAGTACGAGAAAACTGCGGGTGCAGCCGCCTGATCAAGAGGAGAAACGAAGTATGAATAATCTGATGGTCATTGATGGTATTGAAGTTCGTCGTGATGCTTATGGGCGTTACAGCCTGAACGATCTGCATCGCGCAGCAGTAGCATCTGGTGCAAATGCCAGAACCAAGGAGCCAGGAAAGTTTCTTTCCAGCCAACAAACTGTTGAGCTTGTTCATGAATTAACCAACACCCAGAATTTGGGTGTTGACCCGGTGAGTGTGATTCATGGGGGAAATGAACGGGGAACGTATGTCTGTAAGGAACTGGTGTATGCCTATGCAATGTGGATCAGCCCGTCATTCCATCTGAAGGTGATCCGTACTTTCGATATGGTAACCAGCGCACCGGAAAAATTATCCGGACAGGCTGCTGACAAGATGCAGGCTGGCGTGATTCTGCTGGACTTTATGCGCCGGGAGTTAAATCTGTCTAACTCATCTGTGCTTGGGGCCTGTCAGAAACTCCAGGAGGCTGTTGGCTTACCGAATCTGGCACCGCGCTATGCCATTGATGCACCTGCTGACGCGCCTGATGGCTCAAGCCGCCCGACGCTGTCGCTGAGTGCACTGCTGAAGCAGTATGGTATCCGCCTGACGGCTAATCAGGCATATCACCAGATGGTGAAGCTGGGGATCGTCGAGCAGCGCGAACGATACAGCCGTACCGGGATTAACAACATCAAAAAATTCTGGTCGCTGACGGCGAAAGGCTGCATGTTCGGCAAGAACATCACCAGTCCCGCAAATCCGCGTGAGACGCAGCCGCATTTCTTCGAATCCCGATTCCCTGAGCTGTTAAAGCTGCTCGATACCGTTCATTGAGGTGACCGTGAGAGCACTACTGACCCCTGAAATAGCCCCGCGTATGGGGATTGTATTGTTCAGACCAAGTTCAGAGCTGATGCCCTTGTTTATGCAGGGGCGTGTCCTGCTGGAGCCTGAGCCGGAACGTTATTCATCTTTCGCCAGTGGTGCCGTTCCGGCGGCATCACAACCGCTGGCGGATGATCCTGCCGTTAGGGCCGTGTTCCGCAATGAGGCAGTGATCCGTCGTGCTGGTGGCGTGGAATGTCTTGAAAGCTGGTTACTTCGTGAAAAAGGCTGCCAGTGGCCTCATTCCGACTGGCACAGCGAGAACATGACCACAATGCGACACGCGCCGGGCGCGATCCGTCTGTGCTGGCACTGCGATAACCAGCTGCGCGATCAGTTCACGGAACGGCTGGAATCAATGGCAACGGATAACTGTGCCCGCTGGGTGTTGTCTGTAGTCCGTCTGGATCTCGGTTTTGATGATAACCATGCCGTGACAATGCCGGAACTGTGCTGGTGGCTGATTCGTAATGACCTGGCGGATGCCTTACCGGAAAGTGCAGCCCGTAAGGCACTGAGATTACCGAAGCCTGTTGTGCCGTCTGTCACCCGGGAAAGTGACCTTGTGCCTTCGGTTCCTGCCACCAGCATCATCCAGGATAAGGCGAAAAAGGTGCTGGCGCTGAAAGTGGATCCGGAGTCGCCGGAGTCTTTTATGTTACGCCCAAAACGCCGCCGCTGGGTTAATGAAAAGTACACGCGCTGGGTTAAGACACAGCCGTGTGCATGTTGTGGAAAGCCTGCTGATGATCCCCACCACCTGATAGGCCACGGTCAGGGTGGAATGGGTACAAAAGCGCATGACCTCTTTGTGTTGCCTTTGTGCAGAAAGCATCACGACGAGCTGCATGCGGATACCGTGGCATTTGAAGAGAAGTATGGCTCTCAGCTGGAGCTGATATTTCGTTTTATCGATCGTGCGCTGGCAATTGGCGTATTGGCGTAAGTGGAGAACGAGCATGAACCTTGAAGCCTTACCAAAATATTACTCCCCAAAATCTCCAAAATTGAGCGATGACGCACCGGCGACAGGCTCAGGTGGTTTAACGATTACGGATGTGATGGCTGCGCAGGGGATGGTGCAGTCGAAAGCACCGCTTGGGTTTGCCTTATTCCTGGCAAAAGTTGGTGTTCAGGATCCTCAATTTGCGATTGAAGGTCTGCTCAATTACGCGATGGCACTGGATAACCCGACATTGAACAAATTGAGTGAAGAAACCCGGTTACAGATCATCCCTTACCTTGTGAATTTTGCCTTTGCTGATTATTCCAGGTCTGCGGCAAGTAAGGCTCGCTGTGAGCATTGTGCTGGTACTGGATTTCATAATGTATTGCGCGAAGTGGTGAAACACTCCAGAAGCGGTGAATCTGTTATCAAGGAGGAGTGGGTGAAGGAACTATGTCAGCATTGTCATGGTAAGGGAGAAGTCAGCACAGCGTGCAGAGGGTGTAAGGGTAAAGGTATTGTCCTGGATGAAAAAAGGACCCGGCTTCATGGCACGCCTGTTTATAAGATTTGTGGGCGTTGCAATGGAAACCGGTTTAGCCGTTTACCAACCACACTGGCGCGGCATCATGTCCAGAAGCTGGTACCAGACCTGACGGATTATCAGTGGTACAAAGGATATGCAGATGTCATTGATAAACTGGTGACAAAGTGCTGGCAGGAAGAAGCATATGCTGAGGCGCAATTAAGAAAAGTGACGAAATGAATGATTTTCACCGAAGATAGCGACATGATTCTTGCATTTTTCAAAAAATCTGGTTAGGATTCTCCTAACGATGGGCTTTGTATGTCTGCCGTTAACGAAATCATAACAAACCTCGCTTCGGCGGGGTTTTTGCTTTTCTGGAGGTCAATAATGCAGGGTGAAAAGCAGCAGCCATATTTTTTTAACCCTGGTATGACTGTTGAACAGCTTGAAGACTGGCTGGAGCAGCAAAAGCTTCATCTAAGCCGCTATAACCGTCTGGTAAAAGAAAAAGCAGAGCTTGAAGAACGGCTCAGTGATATTTCTGTGGAAATTGAACGAATGTCTGCTGGTGGTTTTAACGGAAAGTTGAGTTTCCCTTGGGAGTCAAGTTCGCTTCTGAGAAATCATCAACAGGGTAGTGTTTGACTGAAATAATAAACAGACTGTCATTAAGATCCCTTCCCCTCATATCTGAGAGGACCAACAGCAATTAAGAGGGGGCTAAATGTCCGATCCGATTTCCGGTACTGGGCTGGCTGGTGGTGCCCTGACGGGTGCCAGTGTTTATGGACTGCTGACCGGAACTGATTACGGCGTTGTATTTGGCGCATTTGCAGGGGCTGTATTCTACATAGCAACAGCAGCAGATCTGAGTGCATCGCGCCGACTGGCATATTTTATCGTGTCATATATTGCCGGGATTCTTTGCTCTGGGTTGGTTGGCTCCAAGCTGGCGAACTTGACCGGATACAGTGATAAACCTCTGGATGCTATTGGTGCCGTAATCGTCTCTGCTTTAGCCGTTAAAATCCTGACGTTCCTGAATAATCAGGATATCGGCTCGCTGGTGGCGCTCATAACGCGCCGGGGAGGTTCAGGTGGAGCTAAATGACCCGACAGCAACTATAAATGCGCTGTTATGTGCTTGTGTTGTTATTACTCTGATGTTTTATCGTCGTGGTGATTCGCGGCATCGTCCTTGGGTTTCACGTTTAGCCTGGCTGATTACTGTTACATACAGTGCTGTTCCGTTGGCCTATCTCTGTGGGATTTATCCCCATTCCTCATGGCCCATTATCGTGGCGAACACTATTTTTCTTTCCGTGCTGGTGGCCGTCAGAGGCAACGTTGCACGTCTGGTTGATCATCTGAGGCACTAATGAACCAACAATTATTTCAAAAGGCGGCTGGTATTAGCGCCGGGCTGGCTGCGCGCTGGTTTCCGCACATTGATGCGGCGATGAAGGAATTCGGCATTACAGCACCAGCGGATCAGGCAATGTTTATCGCTCAGGTAGGCCATGAGTCGATGGGGTTTAGCGCCGTAGTTGAAAATTTTAACTACACACCATCTGCGCTGGTGGCGACGTTCGGAAAGAGGATCACACAGCAGCAGGCTGATGCCCTTGGCAGAACATCCGGACATGCAGCTCGTCAGGATGCTATTGCCAATCTGGTGTATAGCAACCGACTGGGTAACAAAGCACCAGGTGATGGCTGGAAATATCGTGGTAGAGGATTAATTCAAATCACTGGCCTCCATAATTATCGCATCTGTGGCGCGGCGCTGAAGTTAGATCTGGTGACTTCACCTGAACAACTGGAACAGGAACTACAGGCTGCGCGCTCAGCTGCATGGTTCTACACCTCTAAAGGCTGCATGATCTACGGTGCCGATATTAACCGTGTTACGCGCATTATTAACGGCGGTCTGAACGGTATTGAGGATCGTAAGGTCCGATACAACAGGGCGCGGGCGGTGCTGCTGGTATGAAGATAAGTTATTTGGCGCTCATTTTAACGTTTATTGCTTGTGTTGCTGGTGGTCTTGTCTGGTCAGCGAATCACTATTATGGAAAGTTTCTGGAGGAGCAGAAGCGTGCTGACGCTGCGGAACAGCGAGCTGATTCTACTGAGGCTATCACCGAGAATGTTCTGCGTACTATGGCAATAACGAACATCATTCAGGAGGCGAATCAACATGCAAAACAGCAGATCGCACTGGAGTCACAGAGAACCCAGGAAGATATCAAAGTGGCTATTGCGAATGATGATTGCGCTTCACGTCCTGTGCCTGCTACCGCTGCTGACCGGTTGCGGAAGTACGCGGACAGTTTACGTGAATACACCGGCGGTACTACTGCCAACCAGCCTGACTTCTGATACTCCAGTACCTTTTATACCCAATCCGCTGACGTATGGTGAAAGTTTGGATTTGAATGTAAAACTGTTGTCCGCGTTAGGGAGTTGTAATTTAGATAAGTCTCATATTAGAAGGCATGAAGAAAAACGAGCTATACACAAATATAATGACTCTTTTAAGTAGGTGTATAGCTTTTTAATTATAATTATTTTTAAACCCAGTTGTATTCTAAATGGTGATTATTTGGCTAAAAGAGAGTTCACTAACCCCTCGAGAAAGGTATAAACAGTTGTAGCATTTGCAAAATGAGATAAATATTCAAATAAATTGGACTTGGATATGACGTTTTTTTTATCTTCTGAATTAACAGTTTCACATACAGTCAGTAAAGACTCAAAATCAGCTTTTTTGGTTAGCAACTTTTCCAACAGTATTGACCATTCTTTTTCATTCCCTGCTTGCACAAAGCCGATTTTACATGCTCTTGCGTGACTATTGATTGGCTCAGCATCAACGCCTTTGCCAAAAACGTATCCAACGCCACAATTGGAAGCAGTACAGTTAATCATTTTTATCATCTTCTTATCCTTAACGTTCTTCGTGGGGGTGAGATTAATCTTAATGCACCTTGAGCGAATAGTCTTCTATAAAAATATATCACTGTAAAAAAACAATTTTTTCTTACAATACAATATATTACATTAATGAAATCAGTAATTACACAGGAGGAATAACATTCCGCAACGAACCCCAAAAGCCTGCCGTGTTCGCGGCTGCCGCCATACCACCACTGACCCGTCAGGCTATTGCGAAAGCCACAAAAGCGAAGGCTGGAAGCAATACAAACCTGGACAATCCCGTCATCAGCGCGGCTACGGTTCGAAGTGGGACAGTATCCGCGCGCGCATATTGAAGCGTGACAAAGGCCTGTGTCAGTTATGTCTGCGTGCTGGTGTGGTGCGTGAGGCGAAAACCGTTGACCACATCATCCCTAAAGCACATGGCGGCACTGATGCCGACAGTAATCTGCAGAGTCTGTGCTGGCCGTGCCACAAGGCGAAGACGGCCCGTGAACGGCTAAAGTGATAATAATTCTCAACTGTCTGAGGGGAGGGGCGGGTCAAATCCCTGTGACCTGACGTCTTCCGGACTGCCCGCCCCATCGTTTTTTTATACCCGCGAAAAATGAAATTTAACCAGGAGTGCCGCATATGGCTGGAACGGCGGGGCGTTCCGGGCGTCGCCCCAAGCCAACGGCGCGCAAGGCGCTGGCCGGAAACCCCGGCAAGCGAGCCCTGAACAAAGATGAACCTGTTTTTACGCCCATCAAAGGTGTTGAGCCACCGGAGTGGTTCGCTGAAGAAGATCTCCCTCTCGCCACGATCATGTGGCAACTGACAACCAAAGAACTCTGCGGTCAGGGCCTGCTGTGCGTGACTGACCTCGCGGTGCTTGAGCGGTGGTGCGTGGCCTACGAGTTCTGGCGACGTGCCGTGAAAAATATTGCCAGACAGGGCAACACCATCACCGGTGCAATGGGCGGTATGGTCAAAAATCCGGAGCTGACCGCCAAAAAAGAACAGGAGTCCGAGATGAGCAGTACGGGGGCAATGCTCGGACTCGACCCCAGCAGCCGCCAGCGTCTGATTGGCCTGGCGGGGAAGAAGAAAGCCACTAACCCGTTTCTGACAATCTGAAAATCATCGAATCATGAGCCGGAAATCTTACCCCAACGTAAATGCAGCCAATCAGTATGCCCGTGATGTCGTGCGCGGAAAGATTGTGGCCTGCCAGTTTGTGATTCAGGCCTGCCAGCGCCATCTTGATGACCTGATGGAGGAAAAAAGTAAGTCGTTTCGTTACCGCTTCGACAAGGACCTGGCTGAACGGGCCGCGAAATTTATTCAGCTGTTGCCGCACACTAAGGGTGAGTGGGCATTTAAGAGGATGCCCATCACGCTGGAGCCGTGGCAGCTCTTTGTGATCTGCTGCGCGTTTGGCTGGGTCAATAAAGGCTCCCGGCTGCGCCGCTTCCGTGAGGTGTATACCGAAATCCCCCGTAAGAACGGCAAATCGGCAATCTCTGCCGGTGTCGCCCTGTATTGTTTTGCCTGTGATAACGAGTTCGGCGCGGAAGTGTATTCCGGTGCCACGACGGAGAAACAGGCATGGGAAGTCTTTCGTCCGGCAAGACTGATGTGTAAACGCACACCCATGCTGACGGAAGCGTTCGGGATTGAGGTTAACGCCTCGAACATGAACCGTCCGGAGGATGGTGCGCGTTTTGAACCGCTGATCGGTAACCCCGGTGATGGTTCATCACCCCACTGTGCGGTGGTGGATGAATATCACGAGCACGCCACCGATGCGCTTTACACCACGATGCTTACCGGGATGGGGGCGCGACGTCAGCCACTGATGTGGGCTATCACTACCGCCGGGTACAACATTGAGGGGCCGTGCTACGACAAACGGCGGGAAGTCATCGAGATGCTCAACGGCTCGGTGCCTAACGATGAACTGTTCGGGATCATCTATACCGTTGATGAAGGTGACGACTGGACCGACCCGCAGGTGCTGGAAAAAGCCAATCCAAATATTGGCGTGTCGGTTTATCGCGAATTTTTGTTAAGTCAGCAGCAGCGTGCGAAAAATAACGCCCGTCTGGCAAACGTCTTTAAAACAAAACACCTCAATATCTGGGTGTCGGCACGTTCGGCGTATTTCAACCTGGTGAGCTGGCAGAGCTGCGAGGATAAATCACTGACCCTTGAGCAGTTCGAGGGGCAGCCGTGCATTCTGGCCTTTGACCTGGCGCGTAAGCTGGATATGAACAGCATGGCGCGACTTTATACCCGCGAGATTGACGGTAAAACGCATTACTACAGTGTGGCCCCGCGTTTCTGGGTACCGTATGACACGGTGTACAGCGTCGAGAAAAATGAAGATCGCCGGACAGCCGAACGCTTTCAGAAATGGGTGGAAATGGGCGTCCTGACCGTTACCGATGGTGCAGAGGTGGATTATCGCTACATCCTCGAAGAGGCCAAAGCGGCGAACAAAATCAGCCCGGTCAGTGAGTCACCCATCGACCCTTTCGGGGCGACCGGGCTGTCACATGACCTTGCTGATGAAGACCTGAATCCCGTTACTATCGTCCAGAACTTCGCCAATATGTCCGACCCGATGAAAGAGCTGGAAGCAGCGATTGAATCGGGGCGCTTTCATCATGATGGCAATCCCATCATGACCTGGTGTATCGGCAATGTGGTCGGCAAAAACATGCCTGGTAACGATGATTTAGTGAAGCCCGTCAAGGAGCAGGCGGAAAACAAAATCGATGGTGCGGTTGCACTGATTATGACGATCGGTCGGGCAATGCTCAAAGAACCTGACGATTTCCTCTCATCTCTTGATCCGGACGATGATCTCTTAATTCTATGAAATCACTAATTGCTGATGTTATCGGGCTGGCTGGTTTTGGCCTGCTCACGTGCGGGGTTTACCTGCAGTTTGGTATGGCTCCGGCTCTGATTTTGTCCGGTGCTTTACTGCTGGTGGGCGCACTGGCTATGGCCAGAAGGGGGACGCGTGCTGCTTGATGCTCTGTTCAGAAGTAAATCACTGGAGAATCCTTCCACCCCGATAACCGGTGATGCCGTTGATACTGATGGGCTGTTCCGGGCAGACGTTTATGTCAGTCCTGAGACTGCGATGAAACTGGCTGCGGTGTATTCCTGTATCTATGTCCTGTCTTCCAGCCTTGCCCAGATGCCGTTGCATGTTATGCGCAGGCACAAGGGGAAGGTTGAACCCGCACGCGATCATCCGGCGTTTTATCTGGTTCATGATGAGCCCAATACCTGGCAAACCAGCTACAAATGGCGCGAACTGAAGCAACGTCACATCCTTGGCTGGGGGAATGGGTATACCTGGGTGAAACGTAATCGTCGCGGTGAAGTCATATCCCTGGATTGCTGTATGCCGTGGGAAACGACGCTGATGAATACTGGTGGCCGATATACCTACGGTTTGTACAACGAATATGGGGCGTTTGCGATCAGTCCGGACGATATGATCCACATCCGTGCGCTGGGCAATAATCAGAAGATGGGGCTGAGTCCGATTATGCAACATGCCGAAACAATAGGCATGGGGATGAGCGGTCAGAAGTACACAGAAAGCTTCTTCAGCGGTAATGCCCGTCCGGCGGGGATAGTATCCGTTAAAAGCGGACTCAATAAGGACAGCTGGGGCTGGCTTAAAGATCAGTGGCAGAAGGCATCGCAGGCATTACGCCGCCAGGAAAACAAAACCATGCTGCTGCCAGCCGATCTGGATTACAAGGCACTGACTGTGTCGCCAGTTGACGCTCAGATCATTGACATGATGAAGCTGAACCGTTCAATGATCGCCGGTATTTTCAATATTCCTGCGCACATGATTAATGACCTCGAAAAAGCCACCTTCTCCAATATTTCTGCGCAGGCGATTCAGTTTGTCCGCTACACGATGATGCCGTGGGTGACGAACTGGGAGCAGGAGCTTAACCGTCGCTTGTTTACCCGCGCTGAGTTAGCCGCCGGGTATTACGTCAGGTTCAATCTGACGGGGCTTTTACGCGGAACTCCGCAGGAGCGCGCGCAATTCTATCACTTCGCTATTACCGATGGATGGATGAGCCGTAATGAGGCCCGCGCATTCGAGGATATGAATCCGGTTGAAGGGCTGGACGAGATGCTGGTAAGCGTGAATGCTGCTAACCCGGCAGGAGATTTTAAGCCCCCAAAAAACGATGAGGGAAAAACCAATGAATGACCGTGAAATCCGTTGTTACAGCGGTGAGGTGCGTGCTGAGCGGCATGACGATAACCCGGCGCACATTATCGGTTATGGATCGGTGTTTGACTGTCGTTCTGAGCTGATATTCGGTTCATTCCGCGAAATCATCCGGCCCGGCGCTTTTGACGATGTGCTTGGTGATGATGTACGCGCACTGTTTAACCACGATCCTAATTTTATTCTTGGGCGTAGTGCAGCAGGCACGCTGAATCTTTCAGTTGATGAGCGCGGATTGCGCTATGACATCCAGGCTCCGGAGACACAGACCATTCGTGATCTGGTGCTGGCCCCGATGCAACGTGGAGATATTAACCAGTCATCTTTCGCTTTCCGTGTCGCCCGTGACGGTGAGGAGTGGTATCAGGATGAGGACGGGGTTGTTATTCGCGAGATAACCCGCTTTTCCCGTCTGCTGGATGTCAGTCCTGTGACATATCCTGCCTATCAGGAGGCTGACTCGGCTGTTCGCTCCATGAAAGCATGGCAGGAGGCGCGCAACAGTGGCGCGCTACAGAAAGCCATTAATCAACGTATGGCGCGTGAACGCGTCCTGACCCTTCTTAACGCGTAAAGGAAACATCATGAAACTGCATGAACTGAAACAGAAACGTAATACTATCGCAACTGACATGCGCGCCCTGAATGAAAAAATTGGTGATAACGCATGGACGGAAGAGCAGCGCACTGAGTGGAACAAAGCAAAATCCGAACTGGAAGCGCTTGATGAACGAATTGCACGCGAAGAAGAACTGCGTCGTCAGGATCAGGCGTACATTGAAAGCAATGAGGAAGAGCAGCGTCAGAATCTTGATCCGGAAAACAATCCGCAACAGGATGAGAAACGAGCTCAGGTTTTTGATAAGTGGATGCGTCACGGTGCCAGTGAGCTGACATCAGAAGAACGAAAGGCGTTGCGTGAACTTCGTGCCCAGGGTGTAGCTCAGGATGAAAAGGGCGGATATACCGTACCAGAAACATTCCTGGCGAAAGTTGTTGAGAAGATGAAATCCTACGGTGGCATCGCCAGTGTGGCGCAGATTCTGACCACTTCTGACGGTCGCACTATGGAGTGGGCAACAGCTGATGGTACTTCCGAAGTTGGTGTTCTGCTGGGCGAAAATGAAGAAGCCGGTGAAGAAGACACCGATTTCGGTATGGGAAGTCTTGGGGCGCTCAAAATGACATCGAAAATCATTCGTGTGTCTAATGAGTTGCTGCAGGACAGCGCGATCGATATGGAAGCTTATCTTGCCCGTCGCATTGCTGAACGTATTGGTCGTGGTGAAGCCCGTTATCTGATTCAGGGAACTGGTGCTGGTACGCCTAAACAACCCAAAGGGCTGGTCGCATCTGTGACCGGCACAACACAGACTGCCGCGGCAAATACGGTGAAGTGGCAGGAAATTCTGGCTCTGAAACACAGCATTGATCCTGCATATCGTCGCGGGCCGAAATTCCGCCTGGCGTTTAACGATAATACGCTGAAACTGATCAGTGAGATGGAAGACGGTCAGGGACGCCCTTTATGGTTGCCGGATATTGTTGGTGTGGCACCTGCTTCAGTGTTGAATGTACCGTATGTCATTGATCAGGAAATTGATGATATCGGGGCGGGTAAAAAATTCATGTTCTGTGGTGACTTTGATCGCTTCATTATCCGTCGTGTGCGATACATGATTCTTAAACGTCTGGTTGAGCGTTACGCGGAATATGATCAGACCGGTTTTCTGGCCTTCCATCGTTTTGACTGTATCCTGGAAGACACCTCTGCCATTAAAGCGCTGGTGGGGAAAGGTAGCGTTGGTGGTTGATTAGTCTTTTTACGTAATACAGCACGCCGCGTAATGCGGTTTTTTTGTGCCCGCGTTCTGGCGGGCACAGGAGGTTTTATGCTGTTAAAAATGGAAGAGATTAAGCTTCAGCTCCGTCTGGATGATGATTTCTCTGATGAAGATGAGTTGCTTGAACTGCTTGGTAAGGCCGCTCAGAGTCGTACGGAAAACTTCCTTAACCGTAAGTTGTATGCAACCGCAGATGACAGGCCTGCGGATGATCCTGATGGGCTTGTGATATCTGATGATGTGAAGCTGGCGCTTCTGCTACTTGTCAGCCATTTCTACGAAAACCGCTCAACGGTTACAGACGTTGAGAAAATGGAGTTGCCAATGAGTTTTAACTGGTTGGTTGTTCCTTATCGCCTTATACCACTATGAAAATTCGTCAGGCGCAGACCAGCGCAACCTACATTCTGCCGGACCCCGGCGAACTGAATAAACGCGTCCTGATCCGCCAGCGGGTGGATATGCCCGCGGATAACTTTGGCGTGGAGCCTCAATACCCGGTTGCGTTCCGGGCATGGGCGAAGGTTATCCAGACCAGTGCCACCACCTGGCAGGAAACCGCGCAGACCGGAGACGCCATCACCCATTACATCACCATTCGCTACCGCCGGGGGATCACTGCTGATTATGAGGTGGTCTGTGATGACAGTGTGTACCGGGTGAAACGTCAGCGCGATCTGAACGGGGCGCGGCGCTTTCTGCTGCTGGAGTGTACGGAACTGGGTGCCGAAGAACAAATGGGAGGACGCAGTGGAGCAGACAGCATTTTTACACGTTGATTTCAAACAACCGGAGGAGATGGAGTTTAATCGTGCCAGGCTCCGAAGGGCATTTGTTCAAATCGGGCGTGTCTATATGCGTGATGCCCGGCGGCTGGTGATGCGACGTGGTCGGTCTGCTCCAGGTGAAAACCCCGGCTATCAGACCGGACGACTTGCGCGTTCTATAGGTTATTACGTCCCCCGTAAAAGCTCCCGTCGTTCTGGCCTGATGGTCAGGATTTCCCCTAACCAGAAAAACGGGCAGGGTAACCGGCGTTTTCCTGAAGGTTCTGCGTATTATCCGGCGTTTCTGTATTACGGTGTGCGTCATGCCGCATACGGGATGAGCAAAAAGGATAAGCGCCAGAAAAAGCAGCATTCATCCCGCTGGCGGCTGGCACCACGTAATAACTTTATGGCTGATGTCATCGACCAGCGTCGTTACTGGACACAAAAGTTACTGTCCCGTGAGTTACAGCGGTCATTACGTCCTGTAAGAAGGAAAAAAACATGAAACTGACGCCTGTAATTGCTGCGCTGCGTGCCCGCTGCCCGTATTTTGAAAACCGGGTGGCAGGCGCGGCCCAGTTCAAAAATCTGCCGGAGGTCGGAAAGCTGAAACTCCCGGCGGCATATGTGGTACCGGGGGATGATTCTCCGGGAGAAAACAAAAGCCAGACCGACTACTGGCAGGAGCTGAAAGAGGGCTTCTCCGTGGTTGTCATACTGAGTAACTGGCGTGATGAGCGCGGTCAGTTTGCCTCGTATGATGTGGTGGACGATGTCCGGCAGATGCTCTTTAAGGCCCTGCTGGGCTGGAACCCGGAAGCGTGCGGTAACCCGATTACCTATGACGGCGGCACGCTACTGGATCTGAATCGTCATGAGCTGATTTATCAGTTCGATTTTTCGGTCATCAGCGAGCTGTCCGAAGACGATACCCGCCAGCAGGATGAGCTGAACAGTCTGGATGAACTGCGAACGCTGGCGATTGATGTTGATTATCTCGATCCCGGTAACGGGCCTGACGGCGATATCGAACATCACACCGAAATAACCCTTCCTTCCTGAGAATCTTCATGTTTGTGAAACCTGTTAAAGGGCGGTCAGTGCCTGACCCTGCCCGCGGTGACCTTTTGCCCACCGAAGGGCGAAATGTTGACGAGAACAACTACTGGCTGCGCCGTGAAGCAGCGGGTGATATCCGGCGCGTGAATAAAAAGGTGAATACCGATGACGATAAGCTTTAACACCATTCCGTCGAATACGCTGGTTCCGTTGTTTTATGCGGAAATGGATAACCAGGCGGCGAATACTGCACAGGACAGCGGAGCATCGCTGCTGATTGGTCACGCCAATAACGGTGCAGAGATTGTTGCCAACAGTCTGGTGCTGATGCCGTCGGCAGACTATGCACGCCAGATTTGTGGTGTGGGAAGTCAGCTGGCGCGTATGGTCGAGGCTTATCGCCAGACCGACCCGTTTGGCGAGCTGTATGTGATTGCCGTTCCGGAAGCCACAGGCGCGGCGGCAACGGTTACGCTGACGGTGACCGGAGCAGCAACCGAAACCGGCACGGTGAATGTTTATGTGGGACGTACCCGCGTGCAGGCACCGGTGACCAACGGCGATAACGTCACGACGATTGCCAGCAGTATCAAAGATGCCATCAATGCCGTTCCGGCCCTGCCGTTTACGGCCTCATCTTCGGCAGGCGTGGTCACACTGACCGCGCGTCATAAGGGGCTTTGCGGGAATGAAATTCCTGTCAGCCTCAATTACTACGGCTTTGGTGGGGGCGAAGTGCTGCCAGCGGGCGTACAGATTGCCGTGGCGACGGGGAGCGCCGGAACGGGCGCTCCGGTTCTCACCGGTGCGGTGGCTGCAATGGCGGATGAGCCGTTTGATTATATCGGCCTGCCGTTCAACGACACGGCCTCCGTTAACACGCTGGTGACCGAGATGAACGATACCAGCGGTCGCTGGAGCTATGCGCGTCAGCTGTATGGTCATGTGTATACGGCAAAGATCGGCACGCTGTCAGAACTGGTGACCGCAGGTGACCAGTTTAACCAGCAGCACATTACCCTGGCGGGATACGAAAAAGAGACCCAGACGCCTGCCGACGAGCTGGC